GTTTGACGCCCAACCAGATCATTAGCCGTGTATTGCGTGGTGTCGGCGGGACGGGTGAGGATCGCAGTCAGAACCGCGACGCCCTGCGGAGTGTGGCCCATGCCTAATATCCTTGGGTGATGTTGAACGAAGCCCGACGCGTCGGGATGATGTCGTTTGCGGTGAATTGCGGCGTGAACATCACGCCCTGACGCCGCCGCTCAGAGGCGATCAGCCCCGCCAACGCCGTCTGATAAAGCTGTTGCCAAAGCCCAACCCGCTCATCGTCCACCAGGTACGGCGCCGCCTGCAAAAGCGAGCCGTAGAGGTAGACGTTGGGATAGTTGGCCAGAACCCAGTTGGACGCGTTGCTGTCGCTCAGGGCCGGAATCGCGGCGTAGTAGGCAAGCTCGCCCGTGTACGCCTGATCGGGAACCGGCGAGTAACGGAAATCATCGCCGACCATCGCGAACGAGCGCGGGAACGCCGCCTGAATGTCCGTCGTCGCACGCAGGAACGCGAGGCTTTCCGGCGTCACGTTGTCCAGCGGGTAAATGTCCGTGTTCGTGGTCAGCGTCAGAGACACGATGCCGACCATATCGGACGGGACCGCCTCATATTCCGCATCAACGGTGATCGCGAGCCGCGTCATCATGCGGGGCGACTTGATCGCCTCCGGTCCCGTGCCGAACGCCTTTTCAGCCAGGGTCACGAAGTCAGGAATCACCGACGTCAGGTCAGTGCGGTGCAGCCATGACGCAATGGACGTCTTCAGCTCACTGTAGGTGGTTAGAGCCATTTTTGATCCATTCGCCAACGTGGCCGGTGTAGGACTTCGACCCCGCGACGTGCGTCAGCCGGTGTTCAGGATCCAGCCACACCTTGCCGCCCGCATCCCGCCAATCGAGGCAGAACCGCGTGTCCTCCCCGCCCCCTCTAGGCACGTGGAAGAACGCAAAGCCCGTGAACGCAAAATGCGAGTAGACGTGTTCCGGCTTGGCCAGCGTCTCAAAGACCCGCTTGGAGAGGCACAGGAAGCCGCCGGGCAGGGTTTCGACCTCCAGCAGCCCGTTGACCGCGTAAAGCTCCTCGCCCTCCAGCCACGTCACCGGATAGGCTTCCGCGTCCTGCTTTAGCCGGTAGGCGCCCCCAACGAAGTCAACGTCGTGGCTGGCCAGTCGCAGCATTGCGCCCGGCTCCCATGCAACGTCACTATCGAGGAAAATCATCTTGTCCGCGTCGCTGGCCATGAACTGATTGGCCAGTTGGTCGCGCGCCTGGGTGATCAGGCTGCATCGCGGAAGGAACGCGACCTCAAACTCCACACCCGTGAGAGCCGCAGCCCCCTGCTCATTGAGCAGGGAGCGCGCCGTTTCCACGGTAATCCCGCCGTCATAGGCAGGAATAGCTACGAGTAGTTTCACGCAGCGCCCTTGATCGCGCCAAGCGACACCAGCGCGTTACGCAGGGCGTTGCCCTGGGCGGCGAGAGTGGCGATAGCGTTGGCAAGGATGGTGCTGTTGTAGGTGCCAGTCAGAGCGGCGATGCCGTTGGTCGGCGCGGCAGTGCCGGTCGAACCATCAGTCACCGCAGCTTGAGCCGCACCGGCCGGACGGGCCAGCGGAGTGCTGCCGTAAAAGGCGATCAGGTCGGTGGCCGATTGGCCGAGCGTAGTGCCGTCCGGATTGCCGTCAGAAAGTTGCTTCACAGCCATGTTGTGATCTCCTTAGACCGAAGCGGAGTTGGCAAGGCGGGTTGCCAGTTGAGGGCGAAGCGTCTTGTAGCCGTACAGGACGTCGAGACGACACGGGAGGATGTCGTTGTTGATGTCGTAGTTACGGACGACGCGCATCGAAATGCCGTCGTAGACTTCACGCGCGGCGAAATCGACGCCCTTGGGCATCACAAGGTCAGCGGTCGCAAAGGTGAACGCATCCTTGTGGTACATCATCGACTGGCCGTAGTTGGTCGAAGCCGTGCCAGAAATGGCGACAACAGCGTCCGCTTGCGGGAAGGCCGAGATGTTCTGCGTGGCGCCGGTCGTTTGCATGGCCGGGGAAACGCTGATGGTGCCAGCGCCGCCCGCGTAGTTAGCCGTGACGACAAACTGTTGCAGGATGCCCGTGGACACCTTGGTTTCAGGGTGAACGGAGAACACCGACCCGAAGGTGATGATCTCGCCCGCCTGAATGGCCCCGGTGCCGGTCTTCAGCACAACCGAAGTGGCGCCTTGGGTCGAAACCGTGGTCGTCACCGCGTAGCTGGCGTTGCCGGCGCCGCGATCTTGGGTGGACAGGTGGGTGCTTTCGGCGAACTCGAAGCCCGACGCGTAGCCCATGTATCCTTCACGGTACTGCTTGCCGACCTCGCGACCGTCCTGGAACAGACCCTTAAGGGCGTCCACAAGGCGGGCGTTGTCGAGGGTGTTCAGCAGGGCCGTGCGGCCACCAGCCGGGGTCAGGCTGTCTTCCAGCTTCTTGCGGCCTTCCAGAACCTTCGCGAAGGTGATGGCGGCAGCGGTGTTATCCACCTGATTGTAGACGTCCCGACGCATCGACAGGGCGTCGCTCTCGATGGCCGCCGAGAGAACCGCCATAGCGGGCTCAAGGATGCGCTTGGAGAAGTCGTCCAGCGACAGGGTGAGGTCAGCCGACGTAAACGCCAGATCAACACCCTTTTGAGTGGCGACTTGCAGCGTGACGCTGGTTTCGTTGGTGTCCTGCACCGACATTACACGGCCCGTACGGACGGTGTATTGGTTCGGCAGGCGGATCTTGAGGCTATCGCCGATCTTGGCGCCGGACTTGGCGAAGCTGTCATCGTACTGACGGTTGATGCTGCCGATGAAGGTCAGCTTCTGGTGCAGCACGCGGAGGGCTTCGCGAGTGACGGCGGTCGGCGTCAGAAGCGCATTGCTCATGACGAAAAGTTCCTTCTAAGGGAGGGTCGGCGTCTCTCGACGCTGATGGGGGGTTAGCCGCGCTTGCGGGCGGCCTGTGCTTGTCGGGCCTTCATCCAGGCATCAACGCTCGCCCGGTCATCCAGCCTGCCGGACGGGGCGCTATTTGCGCCGCGCACCTTTTGCGCCGGTTGCACCGATTGAGCCTTGAGGCCCTGTTGAACGGCCTTGTTCGTCTTCGCGCCCTTTTCCAGCTCCATGAGCCGGTGCATGGCCACGATGAAACGCGCGTCAGTGACTTGGTTCAGCTCTTGCGGGCTGTAACCAAACTGCGTTCCAAACTGGATCAGCTTGCCAGCCAGATCAGGGGTAAGGGCGATGTTGTGCTGTTCAAGGTAAGCCATGCTTTCCTGCGCCTGGCGTGCGCTTTCGCGTGCCGCGACCAGTGAGGCTTCCTGTTGCGCCGATTGGACATACTGCCCAGCCTCGGCGCGGGCTTCCTTCAAGGCTTGATGCTTGCGAAGGGCGCTTTGGAGCGCAAGGGCATCCTCTTGCGCCTGATCGTAATGCCCGGCAGCACGAAAAGCGGAGACCCGTTGTTCCCAGCCGTCCCAATCAATCGTCTCATAGTCCGCAAGTTGCTGCTCGACCATGACCACGCGGGCCTTGGCCTGCACGATCTGTTCGGACACCTGAGACTGTTGGGCCAGCCTTTCGCCCAATTCCCGGCGCTGTTCAGCGATCTCTTGCGTTTTGCGGGTGTAGTCCGCCTGCATCAGGAACGCGCCCTTAAGCGCCTTCGGAATGCGGTGCTTTACCCCGTCTAGGTCAACCTCTTCGGTATCGTCCTCCGGCTCTGCCTCTTCGGCGTCGCCATCGTACTCAACGTCCAGATCGTCCTGCACGTCCTCGACTTCCGGGGCCTCGGCTTCCGGATTGGTCTCGTTTTCCATGGTGTCCCTTTGGGGGTTAGATCAGGGGCTGCGCTGTGGCTTGGCCCAATGCGGTCATCCGCATTTCTTGTTCGACCCGTACGCGGTCGGTCTCAGCTTCAAACCGCTTGGTCTGGGCTTCGAATTGTTTGACCTGCAGTTCCGCCGCCTTCAGCGACTGGTCCGACTTCATGGCCTCGTTTTCCGCCTGGAGCTGGCCGATCATGGCCTGACCTTGCTGAATCTGCTGTTGCAGTTCCGGCGGGATGCCTTGCTGTTGGCCTTGCGGGTTCAGCGCGGCGAGGCGCTTGGCCACTTCCTCGTGTTCCGGCCAGTCCATTGACTTGGCGATCAGGTCGCCCAGCAGCGGAGCGGCTTGCGGGAACGCCTGTATCAGCGCCGTCATCTGTTCGGCGGCTTCCTCGCGGCGTGACGTGTAGGACGGGCCGGCAGCGACGATCAGGTCGTACTTGCCAGCGTCCAGCGCGTACACCGCCGGGATAGGCCGCCCCTCGCCGTCAACGACCGGCTGGCCCTTTTCGTCCAGCGCCTGCGTCTCCTGGTTCACCGGCACATTGCGGGGCGAGCCGTCCACGCCCATCACGCGGATGATACGCTCCGTCGAATAAACATGCGGGATCAGGTCAATCAGGATGCGCCCGGCGTGGCGAATAGCCCGCGACAGGTTGTCCACGAAGTGGAACGTCGATACGTCCCCTTCCCGCTGGCGAGCCATGATCGCCCGCCCGCTGGTCTCGTTAGACCGGGCGCCGAGCGAGGCGTCATAGATGCCAAGGATCGCCTTCATCTCGTCAGACGTAGACAGGGCCTCTTGCAGCGCGCCAGCCGGAACGCCAGCGAAGCCTTGACGCTGCGGAGCCTCTGGCCCGTCGTACTCAATGAAGGCGTGCGTCGCGCTATTGGCGGTTTCCCACTTGCCGCGCTCGGTCTCAAACGCACCGACACGCCCGATAAACGGCGCCTTGGGGGCAAGGGCTACCAGCTCCGTCGCCATCGTGCGCCAGTAGTTATACATCCGCTGTGCATCTTTGGCGTCGCGGATGAGCGAGCGGAAATGTCGCTTGCCCTCGACGTTCACCTCGTCACCGTAAACCGGGACGATGGGGATATACTTGCCCGGCCACTCGACCGTGGACAGAACCTCCGCCCCGGTCATGGTGTATTGCGTGACCTTATAGCCCTCTATCTCACGGGGCGAGCCGACCACCGCAATTCCCTCAGCCTCAAACGTCGCCTGGTGCGTCGCGTAGACCTTGGCGTCGATAACCTCGCCGTTGGAGAGGAGGAGGATCTGCTTCTTTACCTTGTCGCGCTTCCACCACTCGGCGATCAGCACGCTATCGTCAGAGATCCACGGATCACGCAGGCTGGAGTATGGTTCGTCGTTCCAGTTGACCGCCTCGGCGCCCTTGTACTCGCGTTCGAACACCGACTTCTTGATGACGTCGATGATAAAGGCGCTGTTCCAGTCGGAGCTATCAGCCGCCGTGGAATAGGGATCGCCATAGACCGCCAGCGGGTTAGCGATCCGCTCGACGCACAGGTCCTGATCGAACGTGTCGCCGGTCGCGTACTTGGTGTTGATCCTAAAGAACCCGTATCCACCCGTTACCGCGCACTCCATCGCGGTATCGTACGCAACGTCGGCGTCTGACGTGTACTCAATGTTGCGGATAAGGTCGGAGTAGATGTCCGCGACAGCCGGATCGGCGTCGCTATCCGCCGGGTGAACCTTAATGCTTGGCTTGTTCTGCCTGGCATCGTTGACCACCTGCCGAATGAACGCGGGCAGCTTGTTGACGGTCAAGACCGGGCGCTGTTCAAGCTCGCGCTGCTGCTTAACGCGCTCGTCCCATTGCTCGCCCAGACGGGCAAACTTGACGTCATCCAGCCACAGTTCGCGGTTGTCGTTTTCGGCGTCGCGCGCCTGTTCAAACGCCTCGCGGGCCTGGTCTAGGATATCGTCAGACACTAGCCCATCCATCCGTAAGAGCCGACCTGCGATTGAGGGCGAGGCCGCTTGATCATCGGTTCTTCATAAGCGACGCAGCCAAGCCCAAAGGCGTCGGCGCCGTGCGACGACCAATCGTGCTTTGGCCCCAAGCCAACGCCGGTCTTTTCGTGTTTCTGTTCGTGATAGGCTCCGAGCGCGTCCAGCCCGCCTTGGCAGGTGTCAGCGTTGAACCACATCGATGGGAACAAGCGCCGCCCGGCCTCAATGCGAGCGGAAGCAGCGCCCTTGCCCTGGTTCGGGACCACTGTGACCGTGTAGCCCGCTGAACGCAGCGCGCTCTCATAAGAGACGTCGAAAACCTTGTCGTTGCTCGCCCCGTCGTGAGGCAGCCAGATTTGCGCGCGGTCGGGCGTATAGCCCTGCGCTCGCATCCAGTTGACGTGAGTGGCGAGCGGTTGGCCTTGCGCCTCGTAATAGTCGAGCCACCTGATCTCGCGACCAATGAACTGCGCCGCCCAAATGGTGAGGCTGTCCGCTCTCGCGCCCGTTCCGCCGATGTCGAAGAACAGCCGGATCGTCATAAGGGGGTCTGCGGCGACCTTGCCAATCCGGCCCTCTTTCTTGGCCTTGGTCAAATCGGCAGCGTAATACGCGCCCTCAGTCACCTTCTTGTATCCGCCGTCCCACACGTGCTCGTAATTGTCGGGCCGGTCGCGCTCATCGTCCCGGCGTTCTTGCTCTAGCTCAGCGGGAAACCACGGGTTATCCGACCAGTTGGCTTGAACGATCACGGCGCCGGTCGGCGGTGTCGGCCCACGCAGCAGCGCGTCAACCGGATCGGCCTTGCGGTTCGGGTTCCACGAGAACCACAGCTCAGACCCACTTTTGCGGATCGTCGGACGGAGAAGCGTTAGGCTGGCCTGGCTGAGAGACTGGGCCTCTTCGACCCACGCTATGTCGAAGCCTTCAAGCGACTTGATGCTTTCGGCGGTGTGGTCCTGCATCCCCTGAAAGACGATGACGCCGCCGTATGGCGCCTCAATGTGCGTGTTCAAGATCGTGAACCGATCCGACAGGCCCATTTTGGCAATCTTGCTCTCGACCAGCTTCTTGACCGATTGCGCCAGCGATTTTTGGATTTCGCGGATGCAAACAACGTCGGTCCTTTGCCTAGCGCAGCGCGCCACAAGCAATTCGGCAAAAAAGTGCGACTTGCCAGAGCCCCGCCCGCCGTGGGCGCCCTTGTAACGCGCCGGGGGCAGCAGCGGAGCAAAGACCCTTGGGCACTCAAGCTTTAGGGTCAACTATCACCCACTCGACAGGGATAGGGCCACCTTGGGGGCCGCTGTGTTCGTTCTGCACCTTGTCTTTCCACTCCTCGGGAGCGGCGTTCTTAAGGGCGAAGATGCGAGCGGTAACACGCGGCCCCATGTCGGCAGACAGGAGCCCCTCCTCCAATACGCGGGTGCGAATAGCGGCGTGCTGCTTTACTGCTTCTGAAAATGCAGGCTGCGCGCCCATCCATTCGTTGATGGTCGAACGGGCCACGCCGATCTTACCGGCGAAAGCGGTAAGGCTCAGGCCGTTACGCGCGTCGTCTAGAAGCTCGTCGATAAACGCCGGATCGTACTTGGTCGGCCTTCCGGCTGGCATGGTCAGTCCTCTCGGGTTGCTGACAGGGTTTCCCAAGCTGGCCGTTGCCGCAGCGCAGAACACAGATGGGGTAAGGGTATCGCCCGCCGGTCAGCGGTCAGAGGTTAGGACTTGCCTATGGGTGAGGCCGTGCCGGGGGCGATGGTGTTGCGCGTTGGCGCGAAACTCAACGGGGCTGCGCTACAGGCGCAAGACCCCGG